TCTCTTCTGCCACTGGAATGTTGCTGTACCACTGTTGGTTACAGATGCTACCACTGCGAATGTTGCTGCACCACTTGAAGTTGACTTGTCTGTGTTGTTTGTAGACAATGTGATAGTGTTCGCTGCGTCTGCTGCGATTGTGTCATCACTTAGTGTCTCATCTGCATTTGCTTCTGGGTTAGTGAGAACCATAAGATGTTCTGCACGGTGACGAGTTGCACCAGATACATCAGTATAAGTATGATATGCCCACCAACCAGGTGCTGTAATACCACGACTTTTATTTGCTGCTAACGCTGCTTCTGTTTCGTCACAAAAGACGATAGTTTTTGTAACCGACCCACCGCTGTTACCAATAGTAAGACCGACAGCGGTCTGGTTAGCAGTGGAGTCAACTCTTCCGTATAAAGACATGTTTCTCCGACGTGTATTCTGTATGAGTATTTATAAAGTTAACTTTCTAGCAGTGCCTTTTCAAGTGCCTTAACTAGTTCGTCATCAACTTTGTTTCCTGTCTTAGCTGCTGCTTTCTTCAATAACTTAATTACAAAATCTTTAATAACAGAATCGAGATCATCAGGAATTCTATCAACAGCTTTGTTAATGATGCTGATAGCAATGGGCATTAAAAAATTAATCATTATTTTGTACCAAGGTAGGTACTCTATATATGCGTCAACACTTCCACTTTCTAAGTGCTAGTGCCTTACGAGTTGGTCTACCTTTTTCATCTTTCATCGGTCCTTTTACACCACTCATACGAGCACAGAATGATCTCTTTCTAGGACCACCACCTGGTTGTGGTGCTTTCAAATCAGAACCAGGATTCTCACGTTCGTAAGACTTTCTACCTTTCTCATTCAAACCACCAGTCTTATTCTTACCTTCCTTGCGTTGCCATGCAGCAGACTTCTCTTGTATTTTTTCTAACTGATCTAATGCTTTACTCGACCAATATACATGTGTTTCTTCATTCTTTGGACGGCAATCAGGAACTAACTTACCACCCTTCATCTTCATACCTACTTTCTTATGAGTCTTCCAACACTCATCATAAAATTGGTTGAATGATTTTTCTTCTTTCATACGACGCTTGGCAGCGTTGCCTTGACCTTGAGCACTTGCACCTGTTCTCTTTCTTTGTGAAACTCTATTCTCACTAGTACCAGTTCCAAGTCTAAATGCTGTATCTCTATCAGCATCAGTTCTCTTGCCACCACCCTTCTTGATATCACTATCTTGCATCTCACGAGCACGTTGTGCTCTTGCACCAGTTAGTCCTTCATCTATATCTAAATTTTTTCTCCAAGAATATGATTCTTTCTTGCTGTTACCATAGTTAGCAGCACCTTTCTTACGGCATTGAACTAACCTACCAGATGCATATGCAGAAGGCCAGACACTAGCACTTGCTTTTACTTTATGGTAGCAAGCATCTTTCTTACCACTACCTTTGCCTTTTTTATCTGCTTCGGAGATTTGAGTTTCTTCTTTCATTTTCTTTTTGGGTTTGTCAGTTGAAACATAAGTTGGTTTTGCAGCACCAGTTTTAGATTGTTGATTAGGATCTGCTTTCTTCTTACGACGTGAAGCAGATAATCTTTCTGCTTTGGTCATGCTTGCTCTTTTAGAAGATGACACACACTTAGGTGTACCTTCACCAGGTTTATCACTAGCACAAGTTCCACCAGTTACTACATTAACCCAACCTTTTTTGCCGTCCTTGGATTTAGATCCTGAGAACCACTTGTGAAGATTACCTTCATCGATTAACTGGTGGACATTTGTCATGTTCCTAGTCCTCTACCTTTATCGTAGTTGTCTTTCCCACCATACCTTGCCATGGTATCAACATAATTTTGGGTAGACTTGAACCCTCGTTTCTTTGCGTCACTAGCAGTTTGTTTCTTAGCGTCTGCTGCTTTCTTATACTTACCAGTACCTACAGTAGACTTTGCACCTTTCACTTTCTTTTGTTGTTTACTGCCACCACTTGTCATGATTGCACCTTTACCATGTTCCTTCCTGATTTTATCAAGAACGAATGACAATGCAGCATCCTTAGGTTTGTTCCCAGATGGTTTTTTAGTTCCACCCTTATCGTAACCCTTCTCTTTTTTAAGTCGGGTTGCTTCATGGAATTGTCCAAAGGTCAAGATCGAATTTTCAGTGCTCTCTTTTGTGCTTTTTTCTGAAATCTCTTCTTGACTGTCATAGGTTTTAGATTCAAAGTGGGGGTTTTTCATTTGCGGACCTTTCATCATCTCTTTACGAGCTTTCTCATTATTTTTTAGGCGTTTTTTAAAGTCCGTCTCTAAGTATGTATCATCCTTTTTCTTTCCTTCTGACACTTCTTTTTTGAAGTGATCACCACCGCATGTTTTGCATGGGTCTTGACCGCAGTCACAGTCACATTTTCCCTTTCCTTCATGCACATATCCCAATTTCTTATACTTATCATGGTCAGCCATACTGTTGGCTTTATACTTCTTCCCAGTTTTCTTATCAATCATGATGTGAGGTTTAAACTCCTTCTCCATCATGTCCTTAAGTTTAGGATTAATCTTGACTGCAGTTTTCTTTTTTTCGTCTAGTGCTTTAAAACTAAGCATCATCCTCTGCCTCGTCATGAATTACATGCTCATGCATGCCTCCCTCCAAAATTTCTAATTTAGAAACTGGAACATGCTTTTCAATACCATGCTCAAAGAAAACATCATAGTGTTGTACTACACCATTCTCATCAAGATCGTGCATTCCTTTGATGCAGTTACCAACACCAAACTCTTCATGTTTTACTTTAGATGCACAGTCATGCTTTTTCTTTTTCTTACTACCATAACCTTCACCCATCTCTTCTTTCTTCTTCTTCTTTTTCTTCATGTCACCATCATGAGATCCTCCACAAGTCTCTCCAAGAACTTCTAAGTTCTTATCATAGTTAACAAAGTGTTCGTGTGGACCTTCTTTAATAATTTCTAATTCTTCTACAGGGACATTCTCCATAATGAAATTACCATCAGTAATATCATAGTGAGTTACAGTACCATCTTCTAACAGGGTATGTGCTTCTGGAATTACATCATACTCTCTGTCTTCCATCTTAACTTTAGAAGCACAGAGGTGAGTTTTCTTACCCATCGCCTTGGTAACAGTCTTGCGGCGATTTAAAAGATAAGAATCAGTCTTATCTTTGTCACCGTCATTATCGATGTCACCATCCTCCTTACCGACAGGATCTAATTTTTTCTTTTCATACATCTGCACTTGTTTTAGTGCGTCCGATAAATCGGGTAGGTCTCTAAGATTCATTTTACTAACTGTCCTTGACGTTTTTATTTATCTTCCTAATGAATTCACCTGGTGTTAATCTTTTCATGTACCGAACAAGACTATCTGTTCCTTCCTCTCTTTCGGATGGTTTTAACCACCCTTTAACCTCTTTTAAGTCTCTTAACCAAGTACGAAAAAGATGATCAGACTCATCAATAGAGATGACGTAATTGCTACCACGACTAACAACCTTAGAAATGATACCTGTGTTATTGTTTTCGACATAAGATCCTACCTCAAATAAATTTTGATTGAAATATACTTCTCGGAGACCTTGAGGATCTAACTTAGGAGCAATCTCATATAGATCATATGATGCTTCTGCAAAATCATCAAACTCTTCTACTTGCATTGCTTGACGCAATGTCATATATAACTTCTCAGTACCATCTTTTCCTAGATTTTTTGACATTCCTTTACTAAAGGAATTGAAATCATCTTCTGCTGCTGCTTTACGAAGTTTAGATGCAGACATACCTTCTACACCTTCACCATCTGGATCTCTTGCTCCCGCAGAAACTACATTAATTTCATCAAATGTATATACATCTCCATTGTATTTCTGTGCAAGACTATTAAACTCACTAACTCTATCACCACCAACCACTAGATTGACTGAACTATATCCTTCTGCGTCAAGAGTGGTAAGAACATCAAAGATAGTTCTCATCTCTTCATTATTTTGAATAGCATTAGCATGATCAGGATATGCTTGCTTCATAAATTTAATTTTAGTTCCCGCATCAAGAGGGTTCTTCTTAGGATCTTCAGATCTAGACGGATATATTCTATACTCTCCTCCACTAGACTTTGCCTGTTGAGCAACCTTATCTAAAAGTTTCTCGTGACCAACAGTAGGTGGATTAAATCTTCCAAATGTAACAGATATGCTACCTTGATCGACCTGACCCTCGCCGCCTCCAGTTTCTTCTTCTCCATTTTGCTGCGTTGATGCTGCTGCTTGTTGAGCAGACACCTTAATTAGTTTACCATCCTTAGACAAGTGGGTGACGTTGCCATTTACATCGGCATACTTACCATACCCTACATGCTTAAGTTTTAATTTCTCTGCTTCTTTTGCAGCGAAGGATCTTTCGGCTTCAGTTAGGAAAGCACTGAACTTTTTCATTCTGCCAATTCTTACTAAGGTTAAAGTTTGCTTTACTAAAGGTCAACCGATCTACAATTTTGTAAGGATTATTTGAAACTGTCACGAACCCCTCATGCTGAGAGGATTCACCATCGATGTAACATTCAACATTTCCATTTACAAAAATCGCATCGAGTAGACGCTGTTTCAGTTGGAAGATTTGATGCCATACCCTGAAGGTACTTACATTTACTTCTCCCTTATATTTAGCATCTAATGTATCGTACATTTTTTGAGGACGCGGAAGTGTCCCTTGTCGTACGAATGAATTGATATGTTTTGCTATCTCTGTGCGGGATTGGGGAACCTTTGCCACCATGATTGTAGGTAGTATTTTTGCTAGATGTCTCCATCCCAAAGGTGGTTCTACAGTAGCATTATTA